GGTAACGCAACACCCCGAAAGAACGCTAGCGACAGAATTATGACAATAATTGCAACAATGGGTGGATAATGGCACAGAAAGTTGCCGAAAAAACAAAAAGGCCGGTCGGTCGGCCAAAGATCGAAGATGCAGACTATAACGCGGCACGCGCTAGAAAAATGGAAGCTGACGCGCAAATGGCTGAACTTGAGTTGTTACAAGCCAAACGCAAATTGGTGGCATCTGACGATGTTGCCGGTGCTTGGGTCGAAGTGCTGGCGGCTATGAAGGCGAAGCTGTTAGCAGTGCCGTCAATATGTGCGCCGATCTGCGCCACTGAAACAGACTTGCCAACCATTCAAAGCATATTGGAAAACCAGATAAGGGAAGCGTTAGATGAATTATCATCTTACCAACCACACGAACACGCTGGACGCACAGTCGTCACTGATAGCGGTGATAACGGGGGCAATGCAAACGCTGAAGCCGCCGCCCCGTCTAAGCGTGGGAGAGTGGGCAGACCGCGAAAGGCGTCTGTCATCGGAAGCTAGTGCAGCCGCCGGTCGTTGGATCACATCAAGGGCAGAATATCAGCGCGGCATTATGGACGCGATCAGCGACCCGACCCTGCGTGATATTGTCGTGATGGCTGGCGCACAGGTTGGCAAGACCGAAATGCTGTTGAACGTCATTGGCTTTCATATTCATCACGATGCTGCGCCAATCTTGTTAGTGCAGCCAACGCTAGAAATGGCACAGGCGTTTTCTAAAGACCGACTTGCGCCAATGTTGCGCGATACACCGGCTTTGAAACACAAAGTGAAAGACCCACGCAGCCGCGATGCAAATAACACCACAACGCACAAAGTTTTCACTGGCGGTCATATCAGCTTGGTCGGATCGAATAGTGCGGCTGGGCTGGCATCAAGGCCGATCCGCATTGTTTTATGCGATGAGGTTGATCGCTTTCCGGTTTCGGCTGGTTCTGAGGGATCGCCAATCTTGCTGGCAAGAAAAAGGTCGGCCACGTTCCACAACCGCAAAATGGTTATGGTTAGCACGCCGACCAACAAAGGCGCGTCTATGATCGAAAGCCAGTATGCCGAAAGCGACCAGCGGCAATATTTCGTGCCTTGCGAAGATTGCGGCACAGTGCAAACGCTGAAGTGGGGTCAAGTGCAGTGGGAAAAGGATAAGCCCGACACAGCTTGCTATGTCTGCGAAAGCTGCGGGTCGGTCTGGGATGATCCAAAGCGCAATCGGTCGGTTCGCAAGGGGCAGTGGGTTGCGACCGCTGACTATAACGGCATAGCCGGTTTTCACATCAACGGCATTTACAGCCCTTGGACTGTGATGGCTGATGCAGTGCGTGACTTTCTGGTTGCAAAGAAATCAGCCGACACGTTGCGCGTGTTTGTAAATACGTTCTTGGCAGAAACTTGGGAAGATCAAGGCGAGACTGTTGGCGATATTGACTTTCAAGGCCGCGAAGATGATTGGGGCGATGCGGTGCCAGATGACATTGTGGTCGTTACCGCTGGCATTGACGTTCAAGATGACCGGCTTGAACTTGAGATTGTCGGATGGGGGCGTGATGAAGAAAGTTGGTCGCTGGATTACAAAACCTTGTATGGCGACCCTTCAACGCCGCATTTGTGGAATGACCTTGATAACATCCTAAAAGCCGGATATGTGACCGAAAGCGGCAGACAGCTAGGGATTAGGGCAGCGTGTATAGATAGTGGCGGTCACTATACGCAAGCGGTGTATAACTTTGTCCGGCCACGCGAAGGTCGGCGCATTTTTGCGATTAAGGGTATGGGCGGCGAACAGCGGCCACTGGTGTCCAGACCGACAAAAAACAACATTGGCAAGATTAAACTGTTCGCAATTGGCACTTTTCCGATCAAGGAATTGATTTTCTCAAGATTAAAGGTACAATCGGAGGGTGCAGGGTTTTGTCACTTTCCAGCGGGGCGTTCTGACGAGTATTATCAGCAATTAGCAAATTCTGAAAAAATCGTCACAAAATATCAAAAAGGGTTCCCACGCCGCGATTTTGTCAAAACACGCACAAGGAATGAAGCACTTGATTGCAGGGTTTACGCATATGCGGCACTTTGCATCTTGTCACTGAATATTAACGCTGTTGCCGATAGGGTAGTTAATGCGCCGGAACCAGAAACACAACCGCAGCCGCAACAGCCTAATCCACTTGCCCGCCGACCACGGCAAGGCGGCTTTGTTAATAGCTGGCGGTAAATAATGGCAAACAGATTTGATATAGACGAAGCCCCTGACGGGCAAGCACCCGAAACAATCATCATTGGCGATTATCTGCTTTGGAAGCGCACCGATCTGGTTAGCGATTATCCACTGGCAACGCATTCAATGGAATATGTCGCACGCATCACTGGCGGCGGCGCAACTGAAATCAAGGTTGCAGCGACCGAAAGCAACGGCACATATGTCTTTGAGGTAGACAGCGCGACCAGCGCAGCTTATATCGCTGGCTTTTATCATTGGCAGTTAGAGGTAACAGAAACCGCATCCGGCAACCGCGTAGTCATTGAGCGTGGCACATTCACTGCCGTTGAAGATTTGGACATAAACGGCGCAGACCCACGCAGTCACGCCGAAATAATGATCACAAAGATCGAAAGCGTTTTGCAAGGCAAGGCTGATGCAGATGTTGCCAGCTATTCGATAAACGGGCGGTCATTGACCAAAATGTCATTTACTGACTTAATTGACGCGCGGAACTTTTACCGGCAAGAATATGCCAAAGAACGGCAAAAAGAACGCGCTGATGCGGGTGAAAATACCGGCGCAACCATCTTGGTGAGGTTTTAACAATGGGCATCTTTGACTTTTTCAAAGGCAAGCCCCAGCCGCGAAAGATGGCAAGGGCGTTTCACGGGGCTGACACTGGTCGGCTATTCAGCGATTTTGTATCAAGCAGCCGGTCGGCAGACAGCGAAATCAAACCATCACTGCGCGTTTTGCGAGATCGTTGCCGCGAAATCAGCCGCAATCACCCATATGCCAAACGCTATTTGCAGATAATGTCAACAAACGTGGTTGGCGCAAACGGCGTGCGGATACAAGTTCGCAAGCGTAATGACGACAATTCGCTAGACAGCGTGGGCAACCGGATCATCGAACAAGCGTGGCAAGCGTGGGGTCGGGCTGGTTTTTGCACTGTTGATGGCCGCGTGTCGTGGGTGCAAGCACAGCGGCTATTTATGGAAACGCTGGCACGCGATGGCGAAGTGCTAATTCAAAAGATCAAAAACCCCGCCGGAAACCCGTTTGGCTTTTCGCTAAAGTTTCTTGAAGCTGACTATCTTGATGAAGGTTATGACACGCGGTTGAGCAACGGCAACGAAGTGCGTATGGGTGTTGAGTTAGACAAGCGCACCGGCAAGCCGCTGAATTATTATTTGTTTGAAGATCATCCGCATCACGATCAAGGCTATGGCAGCAAGACAAAGCGGCATCACAAGATCGTGCCAGCAAGTGAAATCATCCATTGCTATCTGCAAGATCGCGCTGGGCAGACCCGTGGCGTGCCGTGGATGTCTAATGTGCTGACGCGCCTCAAGATGCTAGACGGTTACGAAGAAGCCACGCTGGTCAATGCGCGGGTTGCTGCGTCAAAGATGGGTTTCTTCACCAGCCCCGAAGGTGACGGCTTTGTTGGTGATGATTATGACAATCACGCGCCGATAATGTCGGCAGAACCGGCCACGTTCACACAGTTACCGGCTGGAATGTCATTCACAGCCTTTGACCCGCAAAACCCGACTGACAGCTTTGCAGAATTTGAAAAGGGCATATTGCGCGGGATCGCGTCTGGTCTTGGCGTTTCATATGTATCCCTGGCAAATAACCTTGAAGGCGTTAGCTATTCATCTATTCGGCAAGGCACTATCGAAGATCGCGACCATTTTAAGATGGTGCAGCAATTTATGATCGACCAGTTTATTGATCCGATTTATCGCGCTTGGCTTGAAATGGCAATTACTGTTGGCCGCGTCAGCTTGCCAATGGGCAAATATGACCTGTTTGCTGATCAAGTTATCTATCGGCCACGCGGCTTTGCTTGGGTTGATCCGGCTAAAGAGATAAACGCCAGCGTCACCGCACTGAACAACGGCATTGTCAGCTTGCAAGACGTTCACAGCCAATATGGCCGCGACACTGAAGAAATCTTTGAACAGATCAACCGCGAAAGCGAATTAGCTGATCGCTATGGCATCGACACCGCTTTCCAGCCGTTTGGCACTAAGTTACCGGCGCAACCATCAATAGACGCGGGGCAAGAAGATGGCGACCTATAAAGGCGTTGAAATAAACCTAAAACCGACTGAAGGGATGGCAGCGGAAGCGCGTAAATTCAAAAAGTGGCGTGCTGAAGGCGAAAAGGGTGGCACAGCGGTTGCGGTGGCGCGTGCAAACCAACTGGCTAACCGGCAAGAACTATCTGCCGATATTGTGCGCCGGATGCACAGCTTTTTCAGCCGTCACGAAGTTGATAAGCAAGCTGAAGGGTTCAGCGCAGGGGAAGAAGGCTATCCGTCAAAAGGTCGCGTTGCTTGGGCAGCGTGGGGCGGTGATGCCGGTCAAACGTGGGCAAGGGCAAAAGATATGGCTTTGGATAGAATTGACGAAGGCGAACGCGCTGCACCAGATGCGCTTTCGATTGGCGACTTTGTGTCGTGGGGATCATCCGGCGGCACTGCGCGGGGCGAAATCGAACGCATTGAGCGTGACGGCAGCATCAACGTGCCAGACAGCGATTTCACAATTACCGGCACACCAGATGACCCAGCCGCGTTGATCCGCATATATCAAAGCACAGATGAAGGCTATGAAGGCACAGATCGCCTTGTGGGTCACAAGTTTAGCACATTGACCAAGATCAATGATCTGCGGTATCTTAGCACTAGCGAGGTAAAGACAATGGATAGACATATTCAAGATATTGTCGAGACTGACGACAGCGTGACGATCACGTTTGGCAAGTCAGATGCGACACCGCCGGTTGCTCAAACCGCCGGTTACAAAGATGATGAAGAAATGGATCGGCTTGATCGCGGCGAACTGGTGTTTCGGTCGCGTGCTGCGGATATGGTCGAAGAAGATGACCGCCGCGTCAGAATGTCGATTTCAAGCGAAGAACCGGTTGAACGGTCTTTTGGTTATGAAGTTTTGCGCCACAATGATGGCGCAGTAGATTTGTCAAGGTTAGGCAGCGGTCACGCACCGTTGCTGTTAGATCACGACCTGACAAAGCAGATTGGCGTTATTGAACGTACCTATTTGGATCAATCTGATCGCAAGTTGCGGTCGGTGGTTCGCTTTGGAAAAAGTGCGCTGGCTCAAGAGGTTTATCAAGACGTCAAGGACGGTATCCGGTCGAATGTCTCAATTGGGTATCAAATCCGCGAAATGGAAGACAAGAGGGCTGACGGGACGGTCGGCATTTCATCTTGGGTGCCATACGAAGCTAGTATTGTATCTGTTCCCGCTGACGCTGGTGTCGGCGTGAACCGCAGTGCTGAAATTGTTGAACCTGTGATAAAAAAGGAGACATCAAAAATGTCTGAAGTAAATCACGATGAAATCCGCGAAGCAGCCGCCGAAGCAGCCAAGCGCGATTTCCAAAAGAATGCCAGCGAGATCATCAATCTTGCTGTTAAACACAACCGCCGCGATCTAGCCGATCAAGCTATTGGTGCTGGTCAGTCTGTTGCACAGTTTCGCGCAACATTGCTTGACGCTATTGGCGAAGGCAAGCCTCTTGAGCAGTCAGCCGGTGCGGTTGATATGTCAGAAAAAGAGCAGCGTCAGTATTCATTCATCAAAGCTGTTCGCGGCTTGGTCAATGGTTCTGGCTTGCAGGGTCTTGAGCGTGAAGTTTCTGAGCAGATTGCAAAGAACAATGGCCGCGAAGCACGCGGTTTCTACGCACCGGATTCATTCTGGGGCGGCAAGCGTGACCTGACTGTTGGCACAGCGACAGCCGGTGGTCACTTGGTCGGCACAGATCATCTTGGTGATCAGTTTGTTGATGCCCTGCGTTCGCGCTTGGTATTCAACGAGCTTGGCGCACGCTTTATGACTGGCCTAAAAGGTGACGTTGCTATTCCAAAGCTTGCAACTGGCGTTTCAGCCGGTTTCGTTGCTGAAAATGGCGCAACATCTGAAGTGAACGCTGTTTTCTCACAGATCACAATGTCACCAAAGTCATTGGGTGCATTCACAGATATCAGCCGCTTGCTGATGATCCAGTCTGACCCATCTGTTGAGCAAATCATTCGCGATGACCTGTTGAACGCAATCGCTCAAAAGGTCGAAGATGTTGCTATCGAAGGCGGCGGTTCTAATGAGCCAACCGGCATCACCGGCACAACTGGCATTGGTTCAGTTGCTATCGGCACAAACGGTGGCGATCTAACTTGGCAAGCAATCACCGATCTGGTGAAAGAAGTCGAAGTTGACAACGCTGCAATCAACGGCAACACACTTGCCTATTTGACCAACCCGAAAGTTAAGTCACATATGGCTTCAACTTCAAAGGTTGCGTCAACAGATAGCGTAATGTTGCTGGATGCACCTTGGAACTCGCTTTACGGTTACGACCTTGCGATCACCAATAACGTGCCATCTGACCTGACCAAAGGCACACTGACCACTGCATCTGCAATGATCTACGGTGACTTTAGCCAGTTGATGATGGGCTTCTTCAGCACACCAGACATCTTGATCGACCCTTACACAGCCGGTTCAACAGGCGCGGTTCGCATCCGCGTTATGCAAGAACTCGACATTGCTGTTCGTCACGCACAGTCATTCGCTGCGTGTCTCGACATTGATGCCTAAATAACTAGCGGGGCGGCTACGGTCGCCCTGCTTTTCCCATAGGGGTCTAATATGAAAATCAAATGCAAACGCAATATTTTAATTCAAGGCAAGGCGCACGAAGTTGGCGATATTGTTGAACTGCCAGAAAACATTGGTTTCGATTTGGTCAATACTGGCAAAGTCGAAGTGGTTGAAGATAAAGTTGGCATCACTGATCGGGCAATCGGCATCACAAAGAAATCTGCGGCCAGCCTAGTAAAGCGGAACACAAAGAAAAAATGACAACAAAACTGATCAAAATCACAGCTATCAAAGACTGCCAAGCGGGATCGGTCGGCATTATGCTTGCTGGCGAAGATCACGATGTGCGTCAAGATGAGGCGAACAAGCTGATTGATCGCGGATTTGCGAAACTGTGGTCAGCTAAAAAGGCAAAAGCCGCTGAAGTGGATGCCGACTAATGGCAGTCGAAACCGCAAATGATCGCGCCATCTTCATTGGCGTTGACGATTTTGGGGTTGCAGCGACCTATTCGGGCGGCACGATCAATGGCATATTTGACAATGATTTCGTTGAGGTTGACGCTGGCGGGGGCGTTGGCTTTGCATTACAGCAACCACGCTTTGTTTGCCGCACCGCAGACGTTTCAACCGCCGCTGAAGGCGACACTATCACGATCAATGCGGTGGCCTACACAATGCGGATTGTGCAGGATGACGGCACTGGTATGACCACGCTGGTTCTGGAGAAACAATGATGGCGCACGTTCGGCAGCAAATACGCGACCAGATCGTGACGACACTAACGGGATTGACCACTACCGGCAGCAACGTATTTCGCAGCCGTATATTTCCGCTGGAACAGACAAAGTTGCCAGCACTGTGTATTTTTACCAAGAGCGAAGCCACTGAGTTTGATACAATCACGCTGGCGCGTTCGGTAAATAGGGTTCTTGACGTTGCTGTTGAAGCATACGTTTCTGGCACGGCGAATTATGACAATTCGCTTGATACTATTGCGGTTGAGGTTGAAGAAGCCATTGCCGCTGATGTGACGCTTGGTGGCTTGGCAAAAGATGCACAAGTTACCGCGTTTGAGGCTGACTATAGTGGCGATGGCGAACAGTCGGTTGCCGTTGGTCGGTTCACTCTTTCGGTGCAATACCGCACCAAAGAAAATGACGTTGAAACTGCCGTTTAGGAGATATAACGATGGCGACTTTTAAAGGAAACGATGGTGTCGTTCTAATCGGCACAGATGCAATGGCTGAAGTGATCAGCTTTTCTGTTGATGAAACTGCCGACACAATCGAAGACACAGTGATGGGTGACACCGCCAAATCATACAAGGCATCATTCACAGATTTCACTGCAACCGTTGAGACATATTTTGACGACACAGACACCGCACAGCAAGCAGTGACCGCTGGCGATAGCGTGACGTTAAATCTGCAAATGGAAGGTAACACAAGCGGCGATCACAAGTTGACCGGCACTGCACTTGTTACCAGCCGTTCAATCGGTGTAACATCTGATGGCATAAACACTGCCACCTATTCGCTGCAAGGCACAGGTGGTCTAACTGAAACAACCGTAACATAAGGGGTAAATAATGGGCTTGGGAGAACAGATCGCCGCAAGGCGTAACCGCGACCGAAAGGTCATTAAAGTTGATGAGTGGGGCGAAGATGGGCAACCATTGGTTATTTATTCTGGAGCCATTACCGCCGGAGACATTGACAAGCTTCAAAGAAAGCACAAAGACTTTCTGAACAATATGACGATCAGCGGAATGGTTGATCTGATTATTACCAAAGCTGAAGATGCTGATGGCAAGCGGATGTTCACGCTAGAAGATAAGATGCACCTGATGGGTGATAGCGTGGCCTTGATTGCTGATATTGCTGGGCAAATGTTTGGCGATGTTGAAAGCGTTGGGGATGCGGAAAAAAACTAAAGGGCGACCCGTTGAGGCTGAATATGCTGGCCTTGGCGGATCGCCTTCACAAGACACAAGCCGAAATTGAAGAATTGACGCTGACAGAACTGAATGAATGGTTCGCATATTTTAAGGTGATCGAAGATGGCAAATCAAAATCTTAATTTTACCATCACCGCAAAAGACCTTACACGCGGCACTTTCCGCAAACTGAACCAATCACTAGGTCTTGTTCGCAAAGCACTGTTCAATTTCAAGGTCGGTCTGACAGCGGTTGCCGGTGCGGCTGGTATTGGCTTGCTGGTCAAGTCATCACTGCAAAGCATCGACACGCTGGGCAAGACAGCGCAAAAGCTGGGCGTCACCAGTCAAGCATTACAAAAGCTGCGATATGCGTCCAATCTGGCTGGCGTGGAAACGCGCACAGTCGATATGGCGGTGCAGCGGTTTACGCGGCGTTTGTCTGAAGCGGCTAACAATACCGGCGAAGCCAAAGATGCGCTAAAAGAACTTGGCTTGAATGCCAAAGAACTGACCAAATTATCACTTGATCAGCAAATGTTGAAGCTGGCAGACGCATTTGATCAAGTGCAAAGCAGCGGCGATAAAGTGCGGCTTGCGTTTAAGCTGTTCGACAGCGAAGGCGTGGCGTTTGTAAACACGCTAGAAGGCGGCAGCGCAGCCCTGCAACAGATGTTCCAAGATGCCGAAGGTCTTGGCTTCATACTTTCATCGAGTTCGGTCAAAGGCGTTGAAGAAGCCAATGACGCGATGATGAAACTTGGCGTAATGTTTAAGGGCGTTGCAGATCAAATAACCGCTGGTCTTGCGCCAGCTTTTCGCGTGGTTGTTGACTTGATCCGCGATAAATTGGTCAAAGCAATCGAAACAGCCGGTGGAATGCAGAACTTTGCTAAAGCGTTAGCTTTATCTGTCGTCAATATGGCGGAACGAATTAGCATATCTATTCAAGGTTTTGTCAATCGGATCATTAGAGGCCTTAATTTTCTAATTGATGCGGCAAAAGCCCTTGGCCGCGTTATTGATAACGATGCTTTGAAATCAATTCAAAAGGTTGGCACATATTCATTTGTGACCGCTGGGTTTTTCCAAGATTTGCGCGATGCAATAAACAGCACAAAAGATGCCACAAACGAATTGACCAATGCACAAAACGCAGGGAACGAAACCGGCAAAACATATCGCAAGCAGCTAATCGACTTGGCTGATGCTGCGAAAGACGTGCAAAAAAATATGGAAAGCGCAGCGGTGCGCGGTATCAAGTCGCTAGAAGATGCTTTGGTCGGGATCACCACAGGCACATCTAGCGCAAAGGATGCTTTTCGGGCAATGGCAAGCTCAATCGTTGCCGACCTTGCAAGAATAGCGATACAGAAAAACATCACGGGTCAAATCGCTGCCGGTATGGGCGGTGCAAGTGGCGGGAATATATTTGCAAGCATAGGTCGCGCATTTGGCGGTTTCTTTGCAAATGGCGGCAGACCACCACGCAATAAAGTTTCTGTTGTGGGCGAGAGAGGCGCAGAATTGTTTGTGCCGGATGGCGTTTCTGGCACTATTGTGCCTAATGGCGGTGGCGGCCAAGTTACTGTCAATCAGACGATTAACCTTTCAACTGGCGTTTCGCAGACGGTTAGAACTGAGGTAATGAATATGTTGCCACAAATACAAGCGGCATCGCAAGCTGCCATTGTTGATGCCAAGCGGCGCGGTGGTTCTTTTGCTAGTGCGTTTGGGGGTTAATTATGACAATCAGTTATCCGCTTACATTTCCAACGCACACAGGCGTTTCTAGCGTCAATTTGATTGCGCGTAATGTTATTGGGCAAACATCATCGCCATTTACAATGGCAACGCAAACATATCAATTTCAAGGTGCGCGATGGGAAGCTGATATTTCATTACCGCCAATGAAGCGAGATGATGCCGAAGTTTGGATTGCGTTTTTTATGAAACTGTATGGTTCTGTCGGATCATTCTTGCTGGGTGATCCAAATGGAGCAACGCCACGCGGTTCAGCGGCATCTGCGGCTGGCACGCCGGTTATTAATGGCGCAAGTCAAACAGGCAACGAATTAAACATTGACGGTTTACCAGCATCGGCGACTGGCTATTTAAAGGCTGGCGATTATATTCAGCTTGGCAGTGGGTTGACTGCGCGGCTTTATAAAGTGCTAGATGATGTTAATAGCAACGCCAGCGGGCAAGCCGCCTTGACTATTTGGCCGGATTTAAGATCATCACCGGCTGATGGTGCAAGCGTTGTCGTTAGCAGTGCTAAAGGTCTTTTTCATTTATCAACACCAGTAACAGACTGGCAGATTAATAATGCCGGTTTTTATAAATTGACATTTGGCGCGATTGAAAAGCTATGACCAGATCATTAGGCACAAACTTTGATAACAGTTTGTCAGCGGCATCATTGAAGCCGTTTTTTGCTGTGCATTTTGAATTTGATGGCGGTGATTTGCGAATATGGACTGGGTTGGATACGCTAACTTTCGGCGGTGAAGATTATGATGGCGGCGGTAATATGCTATCAATTAGTGACATTGATGAAACCAGCGAAATCCGCGCTACAAATGTTAGCGTTACTTTGTCTGGATTGCCGTCATCAATAGTCGCATCTGCGTTGATAGAAAACTATCAAGGCCGACCAATGACGCTTTATTTTGGCACTTTAGATGCCAACGGCGCAATAAACAATGACCCATATGTTGTTTTCAAAGGACAGATGGATCAAATGAGCATTCAAGAAAGCGGCGAGACGGCAACCGTTGTGATTGACTGTGAAAGCCGTTTGGTTGATTTGGAAATAGCGCGGGTAAGAAGATATACCAGTGAAGATCAAAAAATTGATTACCCAAGTGATAAAGGATTGGAGCTTATAGCCGACTTACAAGACAAACAAGTTGTTTGGGGTAAAAAATAATGAGTTGGGTTTCGAGTTTTGTTCGCGGTGTCAAAAAGGCAATCAAAGACCCACTTACTATCCTAACAGCGGCTGTTTATGCTTTAAGCGGCAATTATGCTATGGCCGCAGTCACAATAGCATCGTCTGGCGCAGCCAATGCGTTAGCACCAAGTCCACAGGCACCCACCGCCGCACAATATTCTGACTATACATCGGAAGCACTTAACCGCACGCAAATGATCAAACAGCCAATCGTGCCGCGCCGTTTTGTCTATGGTGAAACCCGCATTTCTGGCGTTTTAGGTCATATTGAAAGCACCGGAAGCGATGAATATTTGCATCTTGTTATTTTGGTGGCATCGCACGAAATTGATAGTTTTCAAACAATATATTTGAATGATGAGGCTTTGACGTTTGATGGCAGCGGCAACGTAACAAGCCCATCACGTTTTAATGGCAAAGTCCGCGTTAAGTTGCATACCGGCAGCGCTACGCAAACAGCCGACAGCAGTCTTGTTTCTGAAAGTGCGGTCTGGACTAGCAGCCACCGGCTGCAAGGCATCGCATATATGTATATCAGACTACGCTTTGATAATGATGTGTTCCCGACCGGCATACCTAACTTCAGCGCAAAAGTACGCGGTAAAAAATTATATGATCCGCGCACAGCCACCACTGCTTATTCAGCAAATCCAGCGTTAGCGATCCGCGATTATTTAACAGATAGTTTTTATGGGCTTGGCTGTGATGCAACAGAAATAAACGACACAGATATCATTGCGGCGGCAAATACTTGTGAACAAACACTTTATTTGAGTGGTGGTGGATCAGAAAAACGCTATGAAATCCACGGCACTTTGGCAACTAACAATGCGCCAAAACGCATTTTGGAAGAAATGGTGACAAGCTGCGGCGGCGTAGTGTCATATGTTAATGGCAAATTCACATTAAAAGTTTCAGAATATAGATCACCAACAATTGTTTTAGATGAAGATGATATAACCAGCCCGATTTCAATCCAGACCAAACGCAGCAAGCGTGACAATTATAATGCCGTCAAGGGTGTTTTTTCGCCGCCATCAACTAATTATGTGCCGACAGATTATCCAGCTTTGACATCTTCAACATTTGAAACTGAAGATGGCGGCTTGCGTAAATTTCTCGAATATAATTTACCTTATACGACAAGCCACACAATGGCGCAAAGGTTGTCAAGAATTGCGCTTTATCGCAATCGGCAGCAAGTCACAATGTCAGCAACTTTTACAATGAAGGCATTTGATCTTTCCGTTGGCGACAGTGTACAGATCACAAATAGTCGCCTTGGCTTTTCTCAAAAAGTTTTTGAAGTTGCGGAATGGTCGTTTTCAGTTAGCGATGACGATAATGGAATGCCAATAATAATTGTGGCGTTGTTTTTACGTGAAACCAATCCGATTGTTTATAGTTGGGCAAATGTATATGAACAAGCTTTTACCCTAGATAACACAAATCTGCCCGATCCGTTTAACGTACCAGCCCCAACCATCACGCCATCTGATACGTTAGAGTTATTTAATCAACAAGCAATTTCGGTGCTGGTCGTGGATGTTGCATCAACTTCTATTTATGCGGAGCAGTTTGAAGTTGAAGCAAAGCTGTCAACTGAAACAATTTATAAGTCACTTGGAATTGCTGCGGGTCAAAGATTTACATTGGTTAATGTCAAGGCTGGCGGCACATATAACATCCGCGCACGTTCAATTAGCAGTCTTGGGGTGAAATCAGCTTTTGCAACGGCAAATCATACTATTGTCGGGCAAGCTGCAACGGCATCTGATGTAACTAATTTTAGCGTGAATGTGGTGGGATCGAATGCAGATTTAAGCTGGACGGCATCAATTGATCAAGATTTGTCGCATTACGTTATCCGGCATTCGCCATTGACGATTGGTGCAACATTTAACAACGCGCAAACCGTTGTGAAAAAAGTGCCAAGACCAACAAACACAGTAATGACACCAGCAAAAACCGGCACATATTTTTTGAAAGCGGTCAATAAGTTTGGTGGGCAAAGCGTAAATGCGGCAAGCAGCGTTGTTCTGGTTGATGATGTTAGCGGATTAAATCTAGCAAACAGCTTATCAGAACATACCGATTTCACTGGCACGAAAACAACTTGCGTAGTTGTTGACGATACGTTGCGACTTGATACAACAAATCTATTCGATAGCGTTGCTGGCAATTTTGATGATGCGACCGGTTTGTTTGGTGGCGGCACTGGCTTTGTGGCATCATCCGGCACATATGATTTTGCAAACTATATTGATCTTGGCGCAGTATTTACAGCGCAAGCCACAGCAACGCTAAAATTCACGCAGTTTTCGCAGCATACCGGCACACCAGCAAGCGGCGCAACTGACGTTGATCTATTCGTTAGCACAACGCAAGACGATCCGGCTGGTTCGCCATCGTGGACAGCTTATCGGCAATTTGTGGTCGGCACATATACGGCAAGGGCGTTGCGGTTTAGGGCTAATTTAACCACTATTGACAGCCAAGAAACGCCAGCCATATCAGAACTAACTGCCGAAATCAGATTGCCAACGCGCACAGAAAGCGATAATGATATTCAAAGCGGAACTGGTGGGAAAGCAATCACGTTTACAAATGCCTTTAAAGCATTGCGTGCAGTGTCGGTTTCGGTTGGGGATATGCAATCTGGCGATTATTATGGTATAACAAGTAAATCAGCAACGGGTTTCACGATCACGTTCTATAATAGCAGCAACGTGGCGGTGGATCGCTTGTTTGATTATGTTGCAACGGGGTTTTAAATGGCACAACACGATTATGTAATTGAAAACCAGACTTTTCCGGCTACGCGCACAGATATAAATAATGCGCTTGGGGCGGTTGTTAGCACAAACGCAGGGGCGACTGCGCCTAGCACGACATATGCCCATCAACTTTGGTATGACACAACAGCCAACAAGTTGAAGCAGCGCAACGCCGACAATGACGCTTGGATTGATCTGTTTGATGTTGATCAGACTGCCGACACCGCCGAACCATCACAAGCTGTTGCGGGTGGTGCTGGATATTTCCAAGGCGAGAATGGCGCGACCGGCGACACAACAAACGGCAAGGGCGACATTTTCCGCGTTCACGAACAACAGCTAGACACAGACACAACGATTGCGTCTGGTGACAATGCTGGCGCGTTTTTTAGTTTAACAGTGGCGACCGGCGTAACGCTGACAGTCAACGGCAATTTGGTGGTGGCGTAAATGGGAACTTTAAAAGTTGATACAGTCGTTGGGTCAGATGGCACAAGTCCTGTCACGCTGACGAAGCAGAGTGCAGCAAAGGCGTGGAACTTTTTTGATGGAAGTGCAGGAACTATTGCATTTGCAGATAGCTTCAACTCAAGCACATTGGTCGATAGTGGAGTAGGAAATTATAAGTACGCATTTATTAATAGTATGAGCAACGCTGATTTTTCTTTTGGTGGTGCTGCAATCATTGATGAAACAACCTTTGGCTTGTTGACTGGCACAGAGATAGCTGGAAGTCACGCCCGTTCTACTTCTTCTTCGGGCGGCTTTTGGATTACAAACGCAGCATCTATAAATAGTTCAGCGGATGCGAATAGCATATCTACTCAAATCTTTGGAGACTTAGCCTGATGTCTGAAATCAAAGTAGACACGCTCACCGGCAAGACCTCCGCTGGTGATATCACAGTGACCTCTGAAGGCGGTGCAGCGACTATGCAGTTGCAGCAGGGTTTGGCGAAGGCTTGGAATAACACAAACAGTACAGGAACCACAATAAACAATAGCTTTGGCATCTCATCATTAGGTGACACAAATACTGGAATACAAACGCATAACGTAATTAATATCTTTAGTGACGCTAATACTGTTCCTACTTTTACTGTAGACAATAATGAAAACCAACAGTGGACAAGTGGTTTAACAACATCTTCTTGGGTTACAAGAAATTATACCGGTTCTTCATATGTGGACGCTAGTATCAGAACAGTTTGTCAAGGAGACCTTGCATAAAATGGCTGGAAAAATTATAGCAGACCAGATTCAACACAGCACCGCAGGGTCACTTGATACAAGTTACGTTGTAAATGGTAGTGCGAAGGCGTGGGCAAACTTTGATGGTACTGGCACTATTGCAACTCGAGATTCGCTCAATGTAAGTGGATTAACAGACAATGGAACTGGTGATTATACCACCACTTTTGTTGCATCACTCGCAAACGTAAATTACACGCATAACGGAATGGCGGGGTCTGGCAGTTCTAACCTAATAAACATTTCTCAAAACAGATTTTCATACACTCCTACGACAAGTGCCGCTAGATATTCAATAACATATGTAAACTCTACCCTTTATGATGTTCAGTTTGTGGGATCTTCAATTCTAGGAGACCTCGCCTGATGACCCAGACACCAAATTTCAAAGGCACCCACCTGTTTGACCGCCTATGCTGGGCAAAAAAGCATCTTGATCCGGTGCAATCTGATTTTCGGGTAGTTTATGAAAATGACGTTGATGGATGTGCCAAGGTGCTGGTTCCAGACCCGAACTTTTGTGCGGCTTTTCTGGCGGGGGGCATATTGCCACCGGTTGAAGTTTATTGGGAATTAGCTGATGATGAGGCCAAGCCAGACTTTAAACGGCACACGCGCGGTTATTTGCTGCACGAAACACAGCCAATCGAAGCTGGCACAATGGAACAGTGCATCGAATATCTGATAATGAAAGACTTGCCACGGCACATCTGGCAGACTTGGGATAGCGGCAACAAGCCGAAGATGGTAATATGCCACAAGGATCAATTGCCAAGCACCCGCGAATGGCGCAATGCTTGGAAAATTAAAGACGATTTAACCACTGAGAAAATAGCCGCATAGGGGATAATTATGACTGTTGCAACTTATATCGTTGACCGCGATGGCAACCAGATAGACGCAAGCACTGCCACAGTACCGGCAAACCGCGATTTTCGTGGTGCTTGGGTGTTAAATGGTTCTGTGATCACCGAAGATTTGGACGCTGCGAAAGCGATCTTTGCTGATAAGGTTCGGGAAGCACGCACGCCGTTATTGGCCGCGCTTGATACTGACTTTATGAAAGCGCAAGAAACCGGCGCAAGCACAACGCAAATTGTGGCTGATAAACAAGCCTTGCGTGACGCACCGACTGCCGGTGACAGCGCAACCAGCATTGCAGAACTGAAAGCAGCTTGGCCTTCTTGCTGCGGTGACAGCCCCTACGCATAGGTGATCTATGAACGAAGAAAACAAAGTGATCATTGACGTTGTTGCTGGCACAGGCACATTTGCTGCGTGGGTTGGTATGTTTCCAGATATTGTCGCTTTGTTCACCGGCATTTGGGTGCTGATCCGTATTTGGGAAACCGACACCGTTAAGTTTTTAACTGGTCGCAAAGACGATGTTTAAAGCAATCGTTTTGGCTTGCGTAATAGGCGCACCGACTGATTGCACAGAATACCACTCATTTATTTACAGTGAAACGCGGGAAGCTTGCCGATCCCGCGCTATGATTATGGCAAAGGACATTGGGAGCATTGCTAACTTGATGCCGATGAAGTGGCGGTGTCAGCCTTTAAAAAAGGGGCAGCTTACCAATGGAACCAATTTCGACCGCGCTGACGGGTATCGCGCTTCTTAAAAGCAGCGTAGATTTCATAAAATCCAACATATCCACCGCACAAGATATCGGGCAAATAGCTGGTCAGATTGATGCGATGTTTACCGGCCAAAAGCAAGTTCAAGAAGCCAGCAACAAAAAGACCGGTATGGGTCTGGCTGACCAGTTTGGCGTGCAGTCGGTCGCAAAAGAAATGATTGACGCAAGGCTGGCAGCGGAACAGGTTGCCGAAGTTGCGCGAATGGTTGACTTTCGTTTTGGTCACGGCACTTGGGCTGCGATATTGGCAGAACGGCAAAAGCGTATCCAGCAAGCCAAAGAAGCGCGTGCGGCGCAGCGCAAGATAGAACGCGAACGGCACCAAGAGATGATAGAAAACTTCAAAGTTGGGGCTATTGTTGTTGGGTTGGTTGTGGTTATCATTGGGCTGTTTATCGGCGTATTAACAGCAACGGCTGGTGTCATTGTCACTTAGTGCAACTGCAACGGGATTGATGGGGGAACACATTGCTTTGTCTGCGATATTGTCTATGGGCTGGAAAGCAACGCATTGCCCAATGGATAAAATTGATGCGCTGGCATTCCTTGACCAGACTTTTTTACGCATACAAGTCAAGACTGCTAGTCTATTGGGTAATAAAGATGGTCGATCTGCGCGTCACCATTTCCAGCTTGGTCACGGCTGCAAAACGAAACATTTGCCAAAGAAAGAAGATTATGATGTTTTGTGCCTTGTTTCACCCGATGCCAGACGGTGCTTGTTCTTGCCGGTTACGTCAGTACGGCAATACAGTATGCGCTTGTCGCCAACGCGCTTCACAGAAGATGCGGAACGTGAAAGCTGGGATAAAACGCTGGCTGTTGTTTTGGAGATGAGAAGATGAATATGGATCAATTACGCGAAGAAATAGCCAGCGATGAGGGCGTGCGGCTAGATGTTTATTTGGATCATTTGGGCTTGCCCACTGTCGGCATCGGGCATTTGATCCGTGAAGCTGATGCGGAACACGGCAGACCTGTCGGCACGCAGATTACACCGGAACGCTGTCGCCAATTATTTGCGCTTGATATTGCGGTCACTGTCGAAGATTGCCGATCTTTATTCGATAATTGGGATGATCTGCCGGAAGAATGTCAGCTAATCTTGGCGAATATGGCGTTCAACTTGGGTCGCAGTCGGCTGGGTCGCTTCCTCAAGTGTCGTGCAGCCATAGCTAATTATGACTATGACGAAGCTGCAACGCAGATGGCCGACAGTAAATGGGCAAGGCAAGTGCCAAATCGCGCTGGCCGGTTAATTGATCGGATGAGGGCTTTATCAGATGCTTAATTTATTGATATCACCGCTGGCAAATCTTGCGTCAACGTGGCTTGAAGGCAAAGTTGAAACCAGCAAGGCAGCGGCAGAAACAAAGGTCGCACAAGCTAAAGCAGCGGCTATTGTTGCCCAGAAGCAAGCCACAGGCGAAATAGACTGGGATTTAAAGATGGCTGATGCCACATCAACAAGCTGGAAAGATGAATGGTTGACCATTCTGTTCAGCATACCGTTGATCTTGGCGTTTTGCGGTGATTGGGGCAGGGCTGTCGTTGCTGATGGATTTTCTGCACTTGAGGCGATGCCGCAATATTATCAATATACGCTTGGCACTATCGTTGCCGCCAGCTTTGGTATGCGTTCAGCAAGCAAGTTTTTCGGCAAGAAGTAAGGCGGCTATTCCAGCCGCCATACCCGCCACCCGCCAGCGTCATCCATTTTGCGGGTGGTGTATTTTAGGCCGCGATAACGCAAAGCGTCACGCAATGACATTGCCTGTTCATATGTTTCGCAAAGCACGCTATCACCAATTTCCATATCATTGATGATTTCGATTTTGCTGCGACCCGCTGGTGGGATCGGCACGTTCTTTTCGATTTGCATTTAAAATATCCAATCTTTCCCTAAAGCATCCAAGATGCAGAATTTGTTTTGCGCCATCCACAACCCAATCGGGATCGCTGAAGCGCAGGGTCTTGTTGCACCATACGCACCGACCTTGTGCATTTGAGGCCGGTGCATAGGTTGGTTTTTTCTTAGAACGGGATCGCATCTGCTAAAGGCTGCATCTGTTCTGCCCTTGGCGCGTCTTGTTCTTTGGGTGGCATCGGATCGCTTATTGCAGCCGACATATATTTATTGCCAGCCGCGCTTTCGCGTATCCACAACGCAATCCGCTTTTCAACGCCATCCACGTTGATCTTGCCAGTGTAGTCTGGCTGATTTTCGGCGGTCTTATCGTTGTTCTTGAAAATCGCGCCGCGATTGGTGTTATCATACTCAGTCATTAGGCTAGTTCCTCTTTCCGTTTGCTAAACATTGCAATTTGATCGTCTGGTGCTTTTATGCCGCTGGCACCATACAGCGCAGTGTAAAGCGCGTTGACATCACGCACGCTTTTACACGCATCTAATTTTTCAGCTAAAACATCGTTGGAGGCGAGGCCAGCCGCCGGAGTGGATGCAGCGACTGGCCTCTTTGGTTTAGGCTGCGAACGGGAGGGAAACGCGCCAGAACCACTTGCGAGATTACCATCATCGTCATTGCTATTCAATCCGAACATCGTCAACAAACTTGCCCTGCGGAAATATGTCACGCAGCTAATGAATGATTGTGGCGTGTCTTTTTCTGGGCTGATCTGCAAAAAGCTGCTTATCTTTTCGCCGGTTTCCAAATGCACCACAGTCGTCACCAGCGCACCATCTTGGAAATATTGCGCGAATGACAGCCCGTATTCGGGCAGCACATCCAGCGCAGTCAGAACGTCACCAAGCGTTGAATATTCGCTTTTAAACA